ACTTGATCCTTCGTTTGAAAACCATAAAACTTACTTCGGACAATGGCGTCCGCCATCACCCCCATGTCTTGAACTGTAACTAGACTGTTCATATAAATTTCTCCAAAATTGTTAGTAGAGTATCAATGACAGAACTGGCTGCCATCACATAAATTGCTATGTCGATATTGTTCATTTAATCACCTCTGCTGATTTAAGTTCTAATGTTTCACCATCCCAAATAAGTCTAAGGTTTGCAGCATCAAATTTAACCCAATATAGTTTAACTAAATCTTGATCTGATTTATTTGATACAGCTAAATAGTCAACAATATCAGGCTTTGATTCTATTTTTAGTCGATATTCTTCAGATTCAAGCCAAGGAGGGTTATCACAATCAATCCAAACCACCTTTGATATTCTTCTTTCAATCTTTAAGCCCTCAGCCCAAGCGTGTATTAAACGTGAGTGTTTATGCGATTTCATTTTATTAAAAACCTCCTAGAACCCATTTGCTCAACTACAAACTTAGAGTAAATGTCTGGCATAGCCGTTTTAAACAAGTCAGCACTAAACTTCATAGAGGCTTTTGAAGACTTCCATGTCACTAAGGTATTACCATCGAAAGTACGCAGCTCTGAGCGGTCACCTAATGCGTTTCTAATCTCGGTTTCCCATTCATCACCAATCGTTTCTAGCTCTTTGATTTTTGCTTTAAGTTGTTTAAGGTCACTGACACGAGTTTCTAATGATTGATTAGCAATGACAATGCCGTCAACGGACTGGGGATAAGCTAACTTCGCATCATCAACAGATTGTGCCTCTGGAACAGTGCCAGATACAACGTGAGCCCAATAAACAGACATTTGCTTGATCAGCTCTGTTTTCTGCTCTTGTGTGAAAGTAAAATCAAACGTTACAAATTCTTGACCACCAAAAAGAACGGCAAGCACTACCCGATCCACATTGTGTACTGTGGCTTCGTGTAAACATTGGATGTAATCAGCTTGTGGGATTCTATTTGACTCCGCATCAAACTTATTACGCACCATTGCATTATAGTTTTTACCTTCTACGAGAGTTGTGCCATCCGCAGAAATAAAATCAAAGTGAGATCTAAGCCAAGATTCAGTAGGGTGGCTAAGAGCATAATCCGCATCTTTTAACTCCATTTGTAGTCTATCTTGAGCAAGTTTACCAAGAATCGGCTGCATCACATGACCCATTTGCACGGCTTCAATACCGCTCAAGTCTGGTGGAGCTAACTTACCCTGTTTAATGAGAACAGTTTCCACTGCATTACCATTAATCACCTGGCGAGAATCACCACTCCACCATGCTGCATTTCTTACTGCTGGTTCAAAATCATTTCTATCGTTCATAATAGCTCCGCCATTGTTTTAACTAGTTCTTTAAGGATTTCAATCTTGTCTTCAAGTTCACCAATCTCACTCTCCAATAAATCATTTTTGTTTTTCAGTTCATCAATCTGAATTTGATGACCAGGTGACAATTTGGAATATTCGTTAGTAACAAAATCGACTATTTTTTCATAATTATCAGTAATCTCCATCATGCCCCCCTACTAAAAACAGAGGCGATATGCTCATCATCATCCATCTCAAACTTCGGTTCAAACCATTTGCCCTCTTGACCGCACCCAATAGTTTCTAATTGATAACGGTTTTGACGAGGATCTCTGGGTTGAAGATTACCAGTCACTAAATCAATACCATTGTTAGGACTGACACAAAAAGCAGTGCCATACTCTTTAAAATCTAACCACTTACAATCTTTACAAATCTTCATAATATTTCCTTTTGTTAGGTTATAAAAACATATCAATCTACTACAGTTCACATCTTACTACACAAAAAATAATTATTGCAAGATATATTTTATATTTATATCTATACACAACTATCTATACACAAATATATCATATCTAATCACAAAAACATATCCATACACAATCAGTCAGCAAGAGTGTTCGGTTTGCACGACCACACTTATATAGTGTAGGTTAAATATCTATAAACAGTTATAATATTTACCAATATGATATACCTATATAATATATATATAGTCTATAGTTCGTTGGGGTCACTAGGGTTTTCCATTGGGGTAACTCTCGGCAACCCCTTGACCACCAGCCCACCCCTTGACCCCCTATGATTAAAGGTTACCAAAACTGAAGATCAAATCTTGAGCCACAAGCTCACACATGCGCACGTAGGGAATTTTTTTTATGTTTACAACCCTTCTATGTTTCCAAAAATCAAAACTGTTTTCACTGCAGCCTAACCCTAAATAACGTCACTTGTCATTAAAAACGTCAAACCCGTTTAAAGCCCGTTTAACATGCGATTTTTTATTTTGAGATCGAGATATTAAAAGATAAAAAAATACCCGCCTAAGCGGGTTTAAAGTGGTTTGATGATTGTTTAACGATCTTTTATACAATCTCTCAAGATAGATTCTATTAAAAGTTTATCATGTCTAATTAAGTTTTCAATTGATTGACTAATGGCGGCATACATGCCAGCTTGAGCGGCTAATTGACTATTAGCGTTACCGTTTAACATTTCACGATCACAAATATTATTTTGTTTAACAATGCTCATAAGATCTCCAGTAGTTAACCTGGAGAGATAAGCATTTAAAATTCTTACATGATCAATTTTATATTTGTCATTTTGCGGACAATCAGCTAACCCGAATTGTTCGATCTCTTGTAATAAACTCATCTTAAAACCCTCCCGTACGATATAAGTAGATAGCGGCTAATAAAGCACCAGCCGCCGCCATGAATAAGCCGCCTAAAATGTAATCTTTAATTGAAGTTTTCACTGTGATCCCCCTTAATGGTATAAATTCATTAAAAATAACTGTTCAGCGCCATAAACTAAAGCCGCATTACAACAAGTACAAGAATATTTTCTTGCATCTGGTTCGATTTGTTCATTTTCAGCGCCGCATGATAAACAGAACCCGTTATTTAATTCGATAGCGATTAGTAGATCACTTGCACTAGGTTTAAATAGTTTTAAACCAGTTTTACTTGTGTATGCTTTCATTGTGTTTATTCCTTATGTTAGTTAAGAATGATTACTTAATAGTAATCACTTAAGCGCCTATATTTCAAAGCGCTTAAATGTTTACAGTATTAAGCCGCCGCCTGGTTGTCTAACATATCGAACGCTTTAATGTAATCAGCGGCTTTTTGTGCAAGCGCCGCCGCTTTAAATATAGCGTTAGGGTTATCTTTTAAACAACGTAACCAGCTCTCGATATACCCGCCATGTCTAAGTTCACCTTGAATTTTAAAATCCTGGCATAAAAAAGCTGCTCCTAGCTCCGCAACAAGTTCTTCAAAAGCATATTTAGGGGAACCGAATTTATTCCCTAATTCTCTATTCAAGCGTTTTTCCGCTCCGCTCCAGTGTGTGAGCTCATGTAATAAAGTCGCATAATAAGCAGCTTCACTATCAAAGCTGGTTTTATTTGGCATAGCGATAAAATCCCCTTGACTAGTGAAATAAGCACTATTCCCGCCATGTTTTACAGTAGCTCCCGTTTTAATTACATGATCTTCTAGAGCTGGTATAGGATTAAAAACCTTATCAGTAATAGCTGGTTTTTCATAATGAAAGTTTTCTACTTGATCAGCATTAAACACGTAGTAAGTTTTAATGCAAGGATAAGCGCTTTTTTGAATATCCCCGTTAGGCTTTATATCCTCTTTTACTACTGGAGTATAAAAACAGATCTTCGTCCCCTTTTCTCCCTTTTTTACTGGTGATCCGATCTCGTTCCATTGTTTAAAACTGGCCCAGTATGGTGTAACGTACCCGCTTAAGTGACCAGAGAACGATAAGATAAAGCGATTGATACCGTTGTATTCGTTCTTAGTTGTTATGTTTATATCGGCGCTTGAATCACTATGCCAGGGTTTAACCCAGGGGATAGCTCCGCTCTCTAATTCTTTTACGATCTTGTCAGTAACTTCCTGATATATTGCATTCATTGTATAGGTTCCTTATGTTAGTAAGTTATACATATAATTATATGTATATATGTAGTGTAACAGAAAACAATCATATATGTATATATCTATAAAAATATATTTTATATTTTTTTATATCTTATAGCTTATCTATAGCTATAGC